TATTATGTTAGAACAAAGGCGATATCAACCGGAGCTAAACACTTGGCGGTGGACATTTCAAAAGTAGGTCAACCAAAACAAATTGAGAAACCAACAGTTGAACTAACTTCAAAACCAACAGATACGGAATTTGAGTGTTTCGGATGTGGTTCTTAATAAGAATATAAATCACGACTTAAGGTCGTGATTTTTTATTTTGGGGGTATTTATAAAAAATAATTACGACACTATATTTATAGTTATGGCAGATGGAGCAACATATGGTTTAACTTTTCCTTTTAGAGATTCTTTTGATGGGAAATATTTAGATTTATCAGATTATAATGACCAAGAGATTAGGTCTAATTTAATACACCTTTTATTATCTAAGAAAGGTAGTAGATATTATATGCCGGATTTTGGAACAAGATTATATGAATTTATTTTTGAACCATTAGATGGTCCAACATTTTCTGAAATAGAATCTGAAATAAGAGAATCCGCAGGGGTATATCTACCGGGGATAACAATTACTAATATTAATATTCAAGCCGCCTCTGATGGTGATGAAGATAAAGGTAGTTACATTAATGATAATGATGAAAGAATATTTCGTGTACCGAATATGTCGGATAAAGAACATACAGCAAAAGTTAAGATTGATTATACCATCAACAATGATGTGTTTAATAGTAGTGACTTTGTAATTATTAATATATAAAATTATGGCAAATAAGAAAATTTCCTACACTACAAGGGATTTCCAATCAATTAGAACAGAGTTAATTAACTTTACTAAAACATATTATCCCGACACGATTCAAAACTTTAATGATGCGTCAGTTTTTTCAGTATTATTAGATTTAAATGCTGCAGTGACTGATAATTTACAATTTAATATTGATAGAAGTATACAAGAAACAGTTCTTCAATATGCACAACAAAGGTCGTCAGTTTTTAATATTGCAAAAACTTATGGATTAAAAGTTCCGGGGATGAGACCATCAGTCGCTTTAGTTGATTTTTCAATTACGGTTCCGGCATTTGGGGATAAGGAAGATTTAAGATATTGTGGGATTTTAAGGAGAGGTTCACAAGTTAATGGTGCGGGACAAGTATTTGAAACAGTTTATGATATTGATTTTTCTTCACCAATTAATGGTGAGGGGTTCCCTAATAGATTAAAAATACCTAATTTTGATTCAAATAATAAATTATTAAATTATACCATTACTAAACGAGAAACCGTTGTAAATGGAACAACAAAAGTTTTTAAAAAGGTAATCACACCAAATGATGTTAGACCTTTTTATGATTTATTCTTACCTGATAAAAATGTTTTAGGGATTACTAGTGTTTTATTGAAAGATAGTACTCAGTATACTAATATTCCGTCAGTTCAAGAGTTCTTAGGGTTAGATAATAGATGGTATGAGGTAGATGCTTTAGCGGAAGATAGAGTATTTGTTGAAGACCCAACAAAAGTATCAGATTCTCCGGGTATTAAAGTTGGTAAATACATTCAAACTAGTACTAAGTTTATTAGTGAATTTACACCTGAAGGGTTTTTAAAAATAACTTTTGGTGGTGGTTCACAATCCGCCGATGAGCAGTTAAGAGAATTTGCAAGAGATGGATACCAATTAAATTTATACAAATATTCCAATAACTTAGCGTTGGGTAGTACCTTAAAACCGAATACTACATTATTCATTCAATATAGAGTTGGTGGTGGTGTTGGTAGTAATATTGGGGTAAATGCTATAACTCAAATAGGGACGGTTTCATTCTTTGTTAATGGACCTTCCGATAGTGTTAATACAACTGTTGTAAATTCTTTAAGATGTACAAATGTGACAGCGGCTATTGGTGGAGCAAGTTTTCCAACAACTGAGGAAGTAAGAAATTTAGTTTCGTATAATTTCTCATCACAAAAAAGAGCGGTAACCGTTAATGATTATGAATCGTTAATCCGAACAATGCCATCTCAATTTGGTGCTCCGGCAAAGGTATCAATCACAGAGAACAATAATAAAATAATTGTTCAAATGTTGTCCTATGATGAAACAGGTAGATTAACTGAAGTTATCTCAAACACGTTAAAAAATAATGTAGCAAATTACTTATCAAACTATCGTATGATAAATGATTATGTGTCAATACAAAGTGCGAATGTTATTGATTTAAGTTTTAATATCGATGTTGTTTTAGATAATACTCAAAATCAAGGAACAGTAATATCTCAAATTATTACAATTGTTTCTGAATATTTTGACCCATTAAATAGACAAATGGGAGAAAATGTTAATGTGTCCGAATTAAGAAGATTGATACAAAGTGAAAATGGGGTCATATCATTATCTGATATTCAAGTGTTTAATCAAGTCGGTGGTCAATATTCATCATCTCAAACGTCTCAACGATATTTAGATAGTGCTACACATCAGATAGAATTGATAGATGATACCATTTTTGCGGAACCAAATCAAACATATCAAATCAAATATCCTAATAAAGATATAAATATTAGGGTTAAAAATTTAAAAACTGTTAACTTTTCATAATAATTTATTTTTTAAAATAATGAATTATCTTTTAAAAATAGTGTATAAACTATTTATTTAAAAAGATAAAAAATGTCAAAGTCATATAGAGTAAGAACGAAGGTCGGTGTTGATACTTCTTTGAAAGTATTAATTGAGCAAGAATTCGAACATTTAGAAATCCTCTCCCTAAAAATATTACAAAGTGATATTTATACAAGACAATGTTCCGATTACGGTGTTATTGTTGGTCGTGTTAGTGTTAACAACGGTTTTGGTCTTCCAAACGCTAAAGTTTCTATTTTTATTCCTATTGATAGTATAGACCAAAAAGACCCTGTTATATCAGAATTATATCCCTATAAAACATTATTAGACAATAATGATGAAGGGTATAGATATAATCTACTACCTTACGTTAAATCATATAGTGCTCACGTTCCAACAGGGACTTTTTTTACAAGAAAAGACGTTTTAACTGACCCAATCTTAATTGAAGTTTACGACAAATATTACAAATACAACGCTATCACCAATGATAGCGGTGATTATATGATATTTGGTGTTCCTGTGGGGTCTCATACTATTGTTATGGACGTTGATTTATCTGATATTGGGGAGTTTTCTTTATCACCTCAAGATTTAATTAGAATGGGTATTGCTACTGAAACTCAAGTTGCTGGTACTAATTTTAGGTCATCAAATAATTTACGTGAATTACCTCAAATTATTAATCTTAGTAAATCTATTGAAGTGGAACCATTATGGGGTCAACCTGAGGTTTGTAATTTAGGTATTACAAGAACTGATTTTGATTTAAGTAGTGAGGCAAATATTGATATTAGACCAACATCTGTTTTTATGGGTTCTATAATATCGGGACCTAATAGTAGTGCAATATCGACAGGGTGTCGACCGACTAGTAATTCGGGTCATTTATGTGATTTAACAGTTGGTCCCGGAGATATATTGGCAATTAGACAAACTATTCAACAGGATTCAAGTGGGAGACCAATATTAGAAAACTTTGCTTTAGAAAGTGGAGGTAAAGTTATTGATGAAAACGGTACTTGGTTAATAGATGTACCAATGAACTTGGACTATTATGTTACAAATGAATTTGGTGAACAAGTGTTGTCTAATGACCCTGAAGTTGGGATTCCAACTAAGGCTAAATATAGGTTTAAAATTAAATGGTCTCAATCTCCATCATTAAGTGAATCTACAAAACGAGGTTATTTTTTAGTTCCAAATATTAAAGAATACCCGGGTAGTAATACGCAACCGTCATATGCGTTTAGTACTGATTGGAATGATTATGCGTTTACGGGTGCTACTGTAGGTAATGCTGATAATATCTTATCTCAAAAGATAGTTAGGGAGGCGATTGATTGTGAAGATAAGTTTTATTTAATGCAATATAATAAAGTTTATACTGTATCACAATTTATTTCTGCCAGAAAAGAAGGTAATGGAATAGAAAGATACATAGGTATTAAAAATATATTAGACGAAACTTGTTCAGGGTTAAATAATAGATTCCCAACAAATGATGGTAATTTTAGATTTGATATATTGTATATCATTTTTATGTTTTTTAGTATTATATTAACACCGGTATTTTTTGCGTTAATACTTGTGATGCACATTTTATATTTTGTTGTTTGGATTTTAAGAACAATATTATTACCTTTATTAGTTGCGTATTATGGTATAATTGGTATTCTAACGTGTGCGGGAGCAACAAGTGTTGGGTTTGGTGTAACATTTAGTATTGGAACATTTTTAGCTGGATTAGCGTATATTGCTTTAGCGGCACTTCTTTTTCTTATTGTTAAACAGTTATTTAAAATTGATTTATCAGGGGTTAAAGTTCCTATTTTAACTTATCCTGATTGTGAATTATGTTCTTGTAGTCCGGATTCAAGCACGAGTGATAATATTGGTGAAGCTACAGGAGCTCCATCGGCAAATGCTGGAAATAAAGTTGGGGCTTGTGTGTCTATTGAATCTAATACTGATATTACTTCAATAGATTTATCACCTGGTATGTTACCATTATTTAGTCCATCATCATTTAATATTCCAACAAGAGGTCCTAACACACCTAATGGATATGAATCGGTTGTTGCTCAAATTTTTAATCAAAATTTAACAGGTGTTTTATATGATAATCAATACGCATCGAATAATATCGGGGCACCTTATGTAAAATATTTTACTTATCCTACAGATACGGGTAATTCAAGAATTTGTTATACAACTAATTTACCGATTTCTGATAAAATTAATTTATTTAATGTTAAGGCGAAATATTTTAATAGTAGTTCAAATAATCCGGGTGGTGGTGTAAATATAATTTCAGTTAATTTTAATCCTCAACAATCAAATTATCATACAGATAATACTATTGTAATACTTTGTGATAAAAGTAGTCTTCAAAATTTACCTCCGGGTCAATTAATTGCGTTTCAAAATCCAACATTAACTAAAGATGTGAATCTTACAGCTGGTGTTTTAAATACTTATGGTAATAATGCGATTACTGGTGTAACCTCAACAGGTCAAACAAATATAACTGTTTTTTATGCTAATCCTGATGGTAGTTCAGGTAGTAATTTACAAACAACATATTCGGTTAATATAACTGCTACTACTGAAAATAATTATCATAAGTTTCCGACAGATGTTGAATACTTCCAAGTAATAACAGGTATGACTTATAGTCAATTTAGTGGTCAGTGTAGTAATCAAATAGGTAGAGATACTTTAAATAGTCGTTACATCAATAATCCAACACTTATGGCTATTGATGAAACTGAAGGTGGTGCTTCTGAGTACTTTGATGAAGCTGAAAATCAAATAATTAATGGTTTAGATTTTATTGAGGACGCTCAAAATATGTGTGTTTTAATTTTAAATAGAGGTGTTGACCCTTATACCCCAAAAGTAAAAATATCCTATGGTTTAGGTAGATTGTTTGGTAATACATTGTATAGTAGCAAAACAGTCACAGGTCTTTACCATATGAATATACCGATTCAGGGTAAGTTTTTAAATGTTAGTCATTTAAAAAGTCATTTAAATAATAGTAATATTAGTACAGATTCATACTCAAGTCAAAAATTATATTTTAATTCATTTTCTTATAAACCACAAATAACTGAAGTGAGAGGTCTTGTAACAACATATGAGTTTGGTCAACCTCAGGTAGACCCAAATGGGTTATTAGTTTCAAAATATTCAGGGTTTAGTTCTAATTTAATTAGTTACTATTCTTATATGGATAAGACGGTAATGGGGTGGAAAGCTAATTGTGGGGGTAATATAAATAATGTAACAACAATAACAACTAATGTTGCTAATACAGGTCCAACAACTGGTGTGCAGACAGGGTTAAGGGTTAGTCCTCAAAATAGATTTAGTCAGAGGGTTTATACTTTATATCAAAGAATACGTCAACCACATACTATTTTTAATGATTATAGATACGCTTTTATAAATTATATTAATACTTCCAACCCTTACACTACAAATACGGGTAATAATCAAGGATATTTTCCAAATGAAATTGTTGAGGGGGGTCCGATTATGTATAGTAATCTTGAACTTTTTAGTGCTTATGACGAAACAGTTAGTGGTGGAGGTAATGTTGATACAGGTTATAATGTAACTGGAAATGGTCCCTATTCTATTTCGTCAAATTATTTTACAAGAATATATAACACAACCGGTAATACCATAAACTTTACCTTAGGTAATTTAAATCCATCTATTAATCCTAAAGGTGGTTATGAAACTGTTATGAGAGGTGATAGATTACCTACCTCAACTAATGTTGAAGAATATTGTTGTAATGGTATGGTATTACAAAAAAACACTAATTTTAAAATATTTTTAATACCTGAAGATGGTGTTTTAGCGGTTTCTAGTAGTCAAGGCTCATCAGGAAGTGCTAGTTCAGGTGATTTAGCTTATACTTATGCGGATTTAGCTGGTTCTCCGGCAATTAACAGAGTTTTTGATTCTTTTACTTGTAATGGTTCGGTTAATTTGGAATGTTATGGTTGTAGTAATAACACTGTTACAATTGCAGGACATCGTTGTCAAGAATCACCATTTGGTGAAACTATTTTTGAATTTGGATGTTATAGATTTGTTAGTACTATATTTTTATCGTTAGGTCTTGATTGGTTATTAATGTTTGAATGGATTGCACGAAATATGGTTATGCTTGGTGCTTGTCGAAATGTTTTCTCACATAGATTTATAAATAATTGGATTAATGGGGTGTTATACGCATTCCCATTTAAGAATGAAATTGGTAGTTATACGTCACCAACTAGTCCAACACCAAATCAACCAATACCTAAATTTTGTGGTCCTAATGGTGGTATTATAAATAACGATGGAGTTTTAATTTATCATAATAAAACCAAAAACTTTTATTATAGGGCAACACCTTATAATACTACAACAAACGAATTTAATCAAATTTCAAACGGTAATATGGGATTCCCAACTACAATTATGGATTTAGGTCCAAGAGCTGATTATTTACAAGAATTAGTAATGTCTGATGAGTATGATGGTTATGTAGCGAATCGATTGGAAACATCTTCGTATGGTACTGTTGATGACATTCTTAACTTGTTTATTGTTAGTAGATTTATGGACCAAACTTTTTTAAAATCGTTACTAGGTTCTCTTAATATTTTAGCATACTTTTCCAATAGTCGAGGAAGTAGAGGTGTTGGTGGTACTAATTTAATGATTGATGCGGATTACGCTCAATTAATTTCAATTAATTCAGAATTAGGTGTCGCACCATTCTTATCGGCAAATTATCCTGATAACCCACCTGGACAACAAAATCCGATTTTCTTTGATTGTGATAATGTTTTAGGGATTTTCTTTTCATCTGACACACAATTAAGAGATTATGTTACACCAAAAAGAACAATTATTAATCCTTCAGGGACATCGGTAGGTAATTGTACATTTAGTAATTTCCCGGTTTATTCTCAAAGAGTTCCTTTATCACAATGGGCTATAGAAGAAAATGATTCTATTTTTGGTAAACAATTTAATAATTGGGATTTCACAGTTAATGGTAGTACGGTGTTCTCTCGAAAATATCAGTCATTAGATAGAATAGACCAAGGTTCAAGGTATTTTAGAACTAAAAATACTTTAGAAACCCAATATTTCAAAGGATATATATATGCAGTTAAAAATGTGAATTTACCAGTTCCTCATATTGAATTAAGTGCTAGTGCAAATGATTGGCAAAGAAACCCTAGTGATGATAAGTTAGTGACTACAGGAGCACCATTTCATTTTTACTTTGGTTTAAGACGAGGAGCCTCGGCTTATGATAGATTTAGAATTAAATGGATAAACACAAATAATGTAGTTAATTAAGATGGATGATATTAGAATTGTTTTAGGTTCATTACGATATAAAACAGCGACAGACACTGATTTATCAATACCAACACCATTAGTTCAAAATTCAAAGAATTTACAAGAATTTGATAGAAGTATTGATGTTAATCTTGCTCAATTATTTGATGACGAGAGACAAAAATCAACAACATTTAGACCTGTTTGTAAATTCCAATTATTATATGAAAATGCGTATACTGGGTCAACAAATTATCCCCCATTAGAGAATAATTTATATTACATTAATGAAAATGTGTCGTTATTACAACAATGTAATGCGAGTGCGGGAGCTATTGCTTGGCAAGGTTTCCCCCAATATCACGAGTTTGATTTTGTTCGTAGCGATTATAATGTTAGTGGTTATACTCAACCACCTAATAATCATATAAATTTTGTGTCAAGAAGTGCTTCAACATACAATTGGAATTTTTTTGTAAGTTATCCTTATAAAAATTCATATACTAAAGTTTTACAGTATTATGATGGAATGAGTTCGACAGGAAAACAATGGGTTGTTTCAGATGGTATTCCATTTGTGATTAAAAAAATGGATACATTTATTAACGGAAATAAGGTTATAAGATTTGTGTGTCCGGTTAAACACGGATTATCGGTTAGTGAGTTTGCTAAAATTAAAATAGTTGTTAATGGAGTGGTATTAACAAATGAAACATTCCAAGTTTTTGCTTTAGGAGATGGTATACCGGGAACTAACGAGTATATTTTTAATATTTACGATATTGGGTATCCCTCGACAAAATTTGTTTCAGGATATAATGGAACATTTAAAAGAATAATCAATTATGAAAACCCTAACGATACTACATCAAAATATTATGTATTACAACATAAACTATTAACAAATGTTAATGATGCGGTAATGGTTAATGCGGGGTTTGAACAGAATATATTTGGTTCAAAAAAGAAATTTGAAAGTCCTGCTTACACACCAAATAAAAATAAAAGAGTTTCTATTAAAGAAGGTGCTCAATCATATAGTTTATCTTTTAATAAAGATATTGATGTTAGTCCATTAAGAGATAATCAAAAAAGACCAATAACTGAATTATATATAACAACATTATGGAAAGGTTATTTTGGTTTAACATTAGGAAATTCGGGGTTAAAACAAGGTTATGAATTTAACTTACCGTTATCTCCAATTAAAAAACCTAGTGATTGGTGGTTATCAACTAATACATCATCTAATTTTGTTAATGAGAACAATCAACCGTACCCTTTAGGTACTTTTACACCTGCGACACTCACATCATATGTTTTTAAATATTTAGAATCTTTAAAAGAGGGTGATGTTGTAGATGGGGGGATTTATGAGTGGAATGATTATGAACAAAAAGAGAGAATGATTAGTGACATTTCACATAAATTTACTTTTAACTCTTTCGTTTTTGACATTAGTTCAAAAGATATTAATCAAAATCAATTAGGGTATTATTATCAACCACATAATAAAATGAAACTTAGAGATTACTCTGACTATATAGAAACGTGAAGTGTTAATAATATGGCGGATGTTCCGGATTATTCATATTTCTCAACAACTTACAATGCTCTTATTTGGAGAGATTTATATAGTTACGGGTTTAAAGACAATAGTGGGAATGGTGTTGACCACCCATTTTTAAATGGAAAACATTATCCATATGGGAATTTTATTTTTAGAATAATACCTGAAGGAACTAATTATATAGAAAGTAGTTTACATAATTACGCAACTCTTTACGGAGCTGCTCAACCCAAAAACGACAATTGTGAATAATAACAGTTATAAATTTACCTTACCAAAAGGTGACGACAAATATATCAATATACCGATTGAAATTAAATGGGATTTTCTTGGGCAAGATGATGCTGTTGAAGAATATCAACAAAATGTGGTTGAAGAGGTTGTTGGGTTCCCTGGTGACTTTGAAGTGTTAAGATTTGCTCACGCACCTTATAGTAGTGATACTAAAACTGATATTAAATATGATTTTCATTTTTTTGGTATTAATGGGGGTGTTCCGGCAAATCCATCAACACAAGTTTTAACTTCTACTGCTAGTAATTGGGTGACTAGTTACATTCCTGAAGGTTTTACAAGTATTGAAGTGTATTACTATGTGAAACCCTTCACCAAGTCATTTTTTAAATTAGATTTTTATGATAGTACTGATGCTATAACACAAACAAATTATTTTACGGTAATATTACCTGTTCAACAAGGATTTACAGTTACCGCATCAACTAGTTCATATAAAACACCAATTAATATTAAAACACCATCATTCCAATTAGATTATGTTGGTGATAAAGAAGGATTCTTTTTATATTGGTTAAGAAATACAAAATTCTTAAACATCAGTAAATTTTATATGACAGCAAAATTCTTTGATGCTAGATTAGGGGTTTTTGTTAAAATGATGAATAGACCTCAATCTTCATTGGTTGGTAATAAATTTAAATTTAACCCTGAAGACTATTTTTACTATGAGGTTAGATTAAATTATGCGGAAAAAACATATGAGGTATGGGATAATATTAATGGGACATCAAATAGAAGAGGAACTTCAACTCCGATAAAATGGTACGAATATATAAATCCATAATATGACAGAGAGAGATTATCATATTAAAATATCACCTGAATTTATTAGTGGAGACATTTTTAAAGTAACCTATAACGCTGGAACTATAACGGGAACCGGAATAGTTAATAAATGTTGTGTTATTCCTGCTGAGACCTTTAAAATTGATTTAACGGGAACATCATATGTATATTCCTCAATGACGGAAGTATTGTCAGGTGGGACAAATATTAATAATTATTCAAAGGTTACTCACAAATTAGGGACATCATTATTAACAGGTTTAACTATTCCAATATTATTAACTGAAACTGTAACAGATATTGGATATTATTCTGTGTTTGACGGTATGGTATTACAACAAGAAACAATGTTAAATTTTGTCTTTTCAGGTAGACCCAACACCAATGAGTGTTATTTTTATAATACGTCAGATATAGAGTTTAAAAAGTATTTGGAGTTCTCAACATACAAAATAGATTGGGGTGATGGGTCCTCTATTCAATCTGTAACATCATCATCACCTTTATCACATCCTTATCCTACTGTAACAACAGGTAAAACGTATAATATTGTTCTATCAGGTATGAGTCCTTGGGGTACAAATATTATTAAAAAAACGGTGTATATTCCATTTACGGGAGCTACAATAACAAACCCTAAAGGGACTGCTTATTTTAAACCGGCGGGTGGTAACTGGTCTAATACTCTTCTTTCTTACAATTATATATTCAGTGGTGATTCTAGTTGTAGAGCGACAACCGATGATATATGGTTATTTAATACAGGTAATGTTCCCCCATTTACGGGTCAATCAATACCTTTTATAATAACAGGTTATACAACCTCATCATTGAGTGATTTAAAACAATATGGTGCTAAGTTATATAAACCGGGTATTCAGGTAACAGGAAACACGGGAATGATAGGAAAGTATTCCGGGGTAAGTTTAAATGGTTTATATACCGCCTATACAATTAATGATATTGATTACTATGATTGGTCTGATGGAACAACAATTTTTGTTGCAAAATCTTCAGGTTTAACCTCTAATATGGTGGTTTGTGAACCAATCGTAAAAAATGAATTATTATTAGGGATAATTGACGAGGCAGAAGTACAATCCAACATATTTATAGAAAGAGGAAAAAACTCGGTACTTGAAAGAGTTGAACGATTAGGTGAGGTTGATAACGTAGGTGACCTTGAAAAGTACGGATATAAATTTTTTAATGTAAATACTAAAATATAATATGGCTACAGGAACATATGGAACTATAAGACCGGCAGACGTAAGTCCGGCTGATGTTGAGATAATTTTGAATTATACACCATCAAGAGATGAAACAGATAACTTTGTATTAACAAAGTTGGATGCGTTGTCTATTTTAAAACCTTACTATAATAATGATACGACAGGGATAAATAATGGTATTGAAATTTTGGGTGGTTTATATAATTTAAAATTACCGGCAGAACAATTTAATCAAATTGGTATTTATACTATTTTTATTAGACCTGCTCAAATAAGAACTACAATATTAGATTGTGGTGTTTTATCGGCACTTCCTAATGTTAAAGGGTTAATTTTTGATTTAAACCAAGTGGACCCAAATTATAGAAATAAATTTGTTAGTCAAGGATTAGTTGGGTTTAGAATTGAGTATTTAAATTCTGATGGGACAAAAGTACCTAATTTTTTTAGAATTATTACATCATCATTCTTTTGTGAACCGGTTATTCAAAACTTAACCAATTCATCTCAAAAGGCGATAAGATATAAATATACTGATAATAACTCTAATTTATTGTTCTGTACATTATCTCCATCTTCAGCGCCGACAAACAAGCCAAATGCTACACCATATATTGGACAACCAAATCAAAATGTTATTATAACAAACACATTTTTTAATCCAATAACATTAGATGTTGAAATTGGAGAACACGACTTTTCAACGTTGGCGATTGCTTTATATGGTAATCAAACTAAATCTATTGATGACGGTGTTTACACGGTATATGATAATGCTAATAACATATACAAACAATACAATCTATATGAAATTAGAGACCAATTTAATGAGTTATTATATGAGGTTAGACAAGACAGAGGAAATAATATTGATTTTAGTAAAAACTTTACAAATATAATTCAATAATGGCTATAGAAAAATTTACGTGTCCACCACAAACAGCATCCGGTGCTGGTACATTCTCCGATAATTTAGTTGGATTCCAACTTGTTGCGGGTGGAGGTATGACGCAAGGTAATTTTGAGTTTACAAGAGGTATTAAAGAAAAATCGAATAGAACTTTTACAACAGGAGCGTTTTCAAACCCTATTAATTTAGATGGATTAGGGGTTAATAGTGTTGCACAATCAAAGGCAATATTTGAAAACAATTTTAAAGTTTATCCAAATTTTGATTTATCTCAAGTAACTAATTTTACTATATACGGGTCAATGGTTAAAAGAATTTCGACATCTGTTGAAACTATCATTAGTAAATTCCCTGCAGCGTTAGAGGTTACATTTATGGATGAGAATTATATTACAGGAGCAACGGCTACTAATATATCTTATAATCCGTTGGAAGATGAAACTAGTATTGATTTAGATGTAACAAGAATTAGAAACCCATTTGATGTTGATTTTACTGTTAATGCGACTAGAAACTTAGAGTTAAGAGAAATACAGGTTTCTCCTTTGAGAAATATGACAACTCAATTTGAGAAATATTCCTTATTTTATAGTGGTGTTGGTTATGATGTTACATATATTATTCCAACAACATCATTAACATCGGGTACACTTAAAATATACCTTAAAGGAGATGTTTTTCAAGGACAAACACAAACATATGATGATTTAGTTGTAAGGCCAAATGATTATCAAGTTAATAGAGTTTTTAATGAAGATTTAGATGAGGTTCAAAGATTTTTATTAAATAGAAATGTTACGCCAATTTATACTGCCACTTTCCAAGTACCAAACGAAAGTGATGATGGTACTTTTTATATTCAGAATAAATTAGTTACTTGGCCTTTATATGGTAATTGGAATTTAGATATATTAACAAACTCATTTACAACTTATTTAACAACGTTAAATAATATTAGTATGTCTTTTGATGGATATCAAACAAATCTTGTATCAAGATTTTTAACAACAGATTCTTTGAAAGAGTTTGACACCTCTGACCAAAAAATTGAAAAAATATTACAAATTTATGGTAGAAGTTTTGATGAAACTAAAAAATTCATAAATGGTTTAGCTTATATGAATTCCGTTAATTATAATACTGGTAATGATATTCCGTCACAATTATTAAAGAATTTATCTCAAACATTAGGTTGGTCAACAAATATGTCACCAATAACTAATGATGATTTTTTATCTTCAGTGTTTGGTCAAAAAAATGTGGATAAGTCGGCGTTTAGTGGTGTTGGACAATCTCAAACACCTGATGAGTTAAACTATCAATATTATAAAAATTTAGTTCTCAATTCCGCTTATTTATTTAAATCAAAAGGAACTAGAAAATCAATTGAAACTTTAATGAGATTGATTGGGGCTCCCGACGCCTTGGTTGAATTTAACGAATATGTTTGTTTAGCTGACCAAAGAATTAATATGTCAGAATTTGACTCTCAGTATGCTAACATATCAGGAGGAACATATACTAAAACATTACCAATTATAGATGGGGGTAATACCTTTAATATACAAGGAATTCAATATTCAAGTTTTACAACAACATCAATTCTTCAAGAAGTTGATTTTACTAAAGGAGATTATCCAATTAGTGATAGTGGATACCCAATGTCACCAATTAATACAGACGCATATTTTTATCAAATGGGTGCTGGTTGGTTTGAATCAACACCTAAACATAGGTCACCTGAACAACCTGATTTAACAAATAGTGTATTTACAGGGTCAAACCCTAATTACCAAACAAAATTATCACCGTTCACTTATGGTCAAGAATATTTAAATGTTTATAAATCATTCCCGTTTACTGATTTAGGTTATAACTTAAGAACAAGTATTGATAATAACAAAACTTGGGTTGATACTGAAATTGGTGATAGAATTAATTTAGACGGAGGATACGACGCATTATATAATGTTGATTCAGAAGGGTTAGTTATTAATGTTAAAAACATTGATTTATATTTAAATCCTTCTCAAGGTTTGTCTTATGATGTATGGTATATGTCAAGAGAATATAATTTCCCAATTGCTAATGAAGGGTTAGGTTATATAGCTCCAACAAGATGTAACCCTAATCCTGTTTCGTCTTATCCACATAACGGAGGTGTAGATTCAACAGTTATTAACCCTCAACCAAGAAAAGAAACATTTTTTGAATTTGCTCAAACATTTTGGAAAAACACAATTAACGTTAGAAATAGACAATACGCGACAGATGGAGGAACAAGTGGTTACCCAACATTATCATCAATATATTGGAATTATTTAGAATCAGAATCTTTAGCTGGTATTCAAAATGATAACTTTACATACAAAACAATGATTGATTATGTTGAAGGTATGGGTGATTATTGGATTAGATTAGTTGAACAAATGATACCTGCAACAACAATTTGGAACACAGGTGTCAAATTAGAAAATTCTATATTTCATAGACAAAAATTTGTTTGGAGAAGACAAAGAGGTTGTGAGTTAGTTCCAATACTTTGTAAACCTTGTAAATTTATAGGTAGTGTTTTTTTAAATGATTGTACTGTTCAGTCCACGTTATGTGATAGATATCCGGAAAACGTCTTAGAATTAGGTTTTCATATTGTGTTGGCAAAAGTAATTGATAATTTTTTAAACCCATCACCTGTAATTCAATTAGCTGCGTCGTGTGACCTTAGTAGTATTTACAGTCAATGGTTTATTGACATAAAAATAAATGGGGTTAATATTATCCAATATGTGTTTTTCAATGGCACAGGTTATAATAATTCTGGTTGTGGACCATTAATACCTTTAACAAGTATTCCTTGTGTGTCTGATTGGGAGACAGCTTTGGATTATACATTACAACAAATGCTTTCATTAGGTTATGATTATCGATATGAATATAGTGTTGGGCAAGATATGGAGACACCACCAACAAAAGTTAGAATATGGAATACTAACTGTTCATCAACATCATTATTGGATATCATTGATATAAATGTTGGGATACAATTTAATATATCTTGTGAACAATTTTAAATAAACTTTATTACACCTTATTAACAATAAATTAATGTCTTGTCTTTTATCATATAACGCTAGTATAACGGGGGATTGTACTAATACTAACTCAGGGTCATTTACCATAAATATTTTTGGTGAAGCTCCTGACTATACAATACAAAGATTATCCCCAACTACAGGAACAACGGCATTAGGTCCGGGTGTTACCGCATATACTCAAAATAGTTTATCAGCGGGGACATACTCATTTAATATTATTGATAGTTGTGCTTCGGGTAATACCGTACAACCTGTGAATATTTACATATCTAGTGGAACTTGTGTTTCAATTACTAATGTTGTTGATACGGTATGTGGTGCAAATAATGGTTCATTACTTGCGGAAACTAGTAATTTTTATGGGAACGCAATATTCTCATTATATAGTGAAATTACAGGTTTAATTTCGACATTTTATCCGGCAAACAATTCATATTTATTTGATAATTTATCTGTTGGGACATATTACGTAATTGCTAATGATGGTGGTGGTTGTACTGGTAAATCTGAAAGTGTTATTGTTAAAAATTCATCAAATTTAAGTTTTGGTTTATATACTATTGATAATGCGGGGTGTGGGGTTAATTCCGGTAAAATATTTATTACAGGAATGACAGGTACACCACCATATACTTATTTATGGTCTAATGGTAGTACTGATGATAGTATTACAGGTCTAACTGAAGGAACTTATACTGTGACGGTTACGGATAGTAGTGATTGTTTAATTAGTAATACATCAGTTGTCTATACTATACCCCCTGTAAAATTAGGGGCGATTTATTTAACACAACCAACTTGTTTTACTGCGGATGGTGAAATTGAAATAATAATTCTTGATGGAACACCACCATTTTATTATTTAGGTTCAAATGGTGTTACGGATATCACTTTTGATAGGACAGTTGTTTTCACAGGTTTAGGTCCCGGAGGATTTACAATTCAAGTAGTTGATGCCGGGCTGTGTACATTTACAACTTCAACAACTTTATTAACACCAAAAGGTATGTCAATAATATCGGTTGATATTACAAATTCAACTTGTAATGATTTATCGGGAGTTATTGGACCTATTGTTGTTTTTGGTGGAACTTCTCCATATACGTTTACTCTAACTAATTCATTAGGTAATCAAATTTCAAATACGGTTTATGAATCAAGTTGGGTTTTCAATAATTTATCTTCGGGAACTTATAATTTAGATATTACGGATAACGGGGCTTGTTCATTTACAAGTGCGTATACAATTAATAACGTTGTAACATTTGATTTGGTTACATCAACAACTGGAACAACTTGTAATGGTAAGGATGGTTCAGTTATTTTAGTGATAACAAGTGGTGGTACTCCACCATATAGATACGAAATTGATGGTCAATCAATTAATAATGTATCGTTAACATCATATACCTTTAATAATTTATCGAGTGGTAATTATGTCGCTAGTGTTACAGATGTGTTATTATGTAAACAAATACAACCATTTACAATTAGCGAATCAAATACAATTGATTTTCACTTATTAGGTGAGGATTCCATTGATGATGATGGTTTAATAACTGCGTATATTACTAATGGGACACCACCATTTACGTTATATTTTGATGGTGATACAGTGGGGACAACAGTTATGACAATACCTGATTTGCCTCCCGGGGATTACTCAGTTAGAATTGTTGATAGTGCGGGATGTTCAAAAACAAAAAGAAAACCAATTATAGGTAGTAGAGAATTTAGTTCAACAGGGTATTATGGTGTTTGTAGTGGTAAGTTTAATGAACCTATTGCGATTTATTCAGGTCCTAAACAGTATTTAAATGAAGGATATCTTAATGTAATATCATTATATCCGGGATATACTAATTGTATTTTAACCGCTTCGACATTTGAAGCAAAAGTTACAATAGGGAATTGTGTTCAATCTAAAGTTTTTTATAATGGAACATCATTATTATATTATCCTACAGATGGATTATGGTTTTCAGCAATAACATCATTGATAGAATCTTGTCCTCAAATTGGTTCGGGTAATGTAACAATTGACGAATTAACTAATACCATTACAGTTACAACAAATTGTGAACCGGAATCTTTACAGAATACAGATGTTTTGGTTGAAATGAGGATTGATTATGAAATTGAATGTGAGATAGGATGTCAACCAACGCCAACAATGACACCAACTAAAACTATTACTCCAACACCTACAATAACTAAAACTCCAACACATACACCGACACCGACACAAACAATAACAAAAACTCCAACATATACACCAACAAAAACAATGACACCATCACCAACATCTACAATTGGTTCAACACCACCGGTAACTCCAACAATGACTTCAACGCCAACAACAACTCCGTCATATACGCCTACTAAAACACCAACATCGACTACAACACCAACAGTTACTACAACGCCAACAATGACTAAGACGCCAACAATGACTAAGACGCCAACAATGACACAAACACCTACTCAAACAACGACAATGACACCAACACCATCATCTAAAACTATGTATTATGTGTATCAATTATGTGGTAGTAGAATGGGTGATGGTAACGTTATAATACAACCGGTTCCGGCAATTCCTGGTAATGTTGTTGGTAATGTTATTTTAGATTTAGTTAAAAATTACTGTTTTGAATTAATGGTTATTGGTAGTAATTTATCTCAATTAGAAAATGAGTGGGGAGGAACTACATTCTCTAATAATTATTTTACAAATGTTTATGGAACAACATTTACGGGTGATGAAATTTTGAAACCTTGTGAAGAATGTAAAGATGCGTCTATGAATATTTTAGAACCGATTGGTAATTGTCCGTATAATTTAAGAAATTGGAGTGATTGTGAGAGGTCGGATACGAGCGGTGTAATATATGTAAATTCTACTATAGTATATTCATTTACATCAAACTTTAACGCTCAAGTTTTTAATGATGTTTTACAAACAAATGATGGCGATGTAGTTAAAATAGTGTTAACACCTGGACCTAATAATGGCATTATTACCTTAGATGTTAATTTTAATAATAATTCACATTATACTGATACAAAAACTACTGGTGAAGGGGATATTATTTTTGTATTTAAAGTTAAGTGTTCAATAAAACCTTGGCCTAGATACATAAATATTTATTCAACGTGTAAATAGTGACTCGGTCAATAAACCGTGTCCACCTTCAGGTATTCATAATTATAGAATAAAAAACCCCCAATTAAGGGGGTTATTTTTTACCATATATTTTCTTGTCTCATATGACCTAAGACACAACAATAAGCGTCTGTTTGGTCAAAGTTTTCTTTTTTGAGGGTATTGTTTCTTGTGTATTGCCAAGTTATTTGTGGTTCTTTCTTAGCTATTAAATCCCAAATAATTTGTTTCTTATCAATATCTTTAGGAAGACCTCCGAATAATACAAATTTACCTTTGTCATTTTCTTTAACTAATTCAGGGAAGGCGAACTTACGAGAGTTGTATGTCGATATAAAGTCAGGAACCACCCCTAAAACATCATAAATTTCTTTGGTGACCAAAGTATTAAACCTTAACAATGTTTGGACTGTATAAACGTTATTTGAGTTTAATAAAGGTTCTTCAATAATTACTTTAGTAATCCCCATATTTTTATATTCTAAAAGTTTAGTTCTAAAGATTTCACCTTTAAGAAGTAATTCTTTTATTTTATTTTCTTCTTTTGGTTTTGGAGTTGGAGATACGTGGGTTAATTCTAATAATTCTCTACTTTGTATGTCAAATAATGCCCATCCAATAGTTTTGGTAGAAACATCAAGCCCTAAAACTTTAGGGCTTTCTTTTAATGTTTTTTTCATATGTTTTTTTTAGAAATCAAATTTAACTAAAAACTGTTGAATACCCTGTCTTTGTACAGGAGATTGTAGCTTTGATACAATCATAAGATTGAATTTATCATCGTAAAGACCAATTTCTGAAATATATGGTGAAACACCTTGAGACCAACTTGGGTTTGATGATATTTGAAATTCTGATTGACCAAGATTTATCTTATACCTCATTTCATAAATGGTTGCTTGAATATCTGTTTCTAATGAACCATAAAAATAATATTCATCACCAAAATTAAGGGTTTGTCCTGTTTGACCCACTGTAGGTAGTGAAATATAGTTATTTAAGTTATATGTTGTTGCGGTTGTATACATATTGTTTGTTATGACAAATGTGTTACCGGTTAATCCGTTTTGAGTAATATATCCATTTATAGTTGTTGCGCTTAATTGACTTGTAAAATCAATTATTTTCCAAGCATTTGACAGTGGTCTACTTCCGTCTTCTACTAATTGACAAATCAGTTGAAACTTATTTGCAACATAACCATCAAAAAGTGTGTTATTTGTTATTTGGTTTAAACAATTAAATTCTCCACCAAATCTAACGGCAACATTTTGACTACCTGGCGTCCCACAATCAACGTTTGGTCCGGATATTTTTGAATAATAATTACAATGTAATGAATTAGTTGCTCCGGATGATACATTAGTTAATAGATAACTAACATACATAGTTTCGTTAGCACCTGTTAAAACACCTTTAAAAGATGAATCATTTGAACTACAACTATTTGGAACAATTAAAGATGTTGTTGGTGCGGGTAATGTCCAATTACGATTTGATTTATATGATAACGCGGCGATTAATTCTTCATCATCAATAACAATTATTTTCTGGTCAGGAAATACTTTACCAACTCTATTAGGTCGTCCATTAGAGGCATTTGGGTGTGCATCCCATAAAAAATAATAACGAATACCAGGTGTGTTCATATCACTATTTTTAGTTGACTTAATATAGTGAGGTTTAAAAAATGTTGACACATCATTTGTAAAGTTATCTTGAGGTGGAACAACATAGAATGTTTCCCCAACACAACAATCAGAATTTTTATGCCACATTAGCCAAGGTAAATGTAATTTAAAATTTCTAGCGTCACCTGTTATATCCTCAGCTATTGTTCCAGCAATTGGTTGTTCAAGAGCAAATTTCTCACCATAATAAAAATCGATTGATTGATTTGTGTAGTGTATAATCCCAATAGATTTTTGTTCTTCAGGAGTTACATTTATTTTATTGTAAAAGGAGTCGTAGTAATAAACAGATTCTTCAGTATCACCACTTAAATCGACAAAAGTTTGCCCGCTATTAGACATATAACCTAAATATTCTTTAGTTCCAATGTATGATTTAGAGTTAAATGTTTTATAATTTTGAGTGGCTCCTGTTCCGGTATCAATTAACCCAGCAGGGTTTTCAGACCAAGGAATGTTCATATTCCAAACTTTAACATCAAACTCATCTGTATTACATATCGATTCAAAGTTAATAACATCAGTATTCCAATGTTGTGTTGGTGTTACACTATCATATAAGTTAGTCATATTTGGAGGATATACTAATGTTCTAACATATGTACATCCCGAAGCTATATATGAATAGTTAGGTGTTACCCTATCTAATGTTATAATGTTTAAACAAACGTCAACAATTCTATATGTTAATATGTTATAACAACTATTAACATTAACAAAAGTGTTTACAACAGGTGTTGGAGTACATCCTGTTGGTGTTGTAACACAACAAGTTGAGGATGGTGTTGGGGTTGGGTATATAATACAAGCATCATATGATGGTGTTGGGGTTGGTGTTGGTGTTTTAGTAGGGGTAACTGATATTGGTCCTGTACTACAATAAACAGAACTACCATCAAAATATATTGTAATTAAATCACCTTTCATAGGTAACCTAACAATAGTTGAGGTACACGCAGATGAGATAATTTTAATTTGTGTCCCACCGGTAAATGTTGAAATATCAACAACATAATTGGAGTTGATGACATAGTCGGTACTAGTTAAAGCACTCCAACTAGATGGTGGTGTGGTTGTGTTACCACTAAAAAAACCTCTCATTGTTGCTCTATTATATATTGGAGAAACAAGTGGTTCTGAAAATGGAATACCATAATCACTATTTTTTCCCGAATTAACAAAAATAGGGTATTTAACATTTTGTTTATTAGTTTGACCGGGTGCCGAATTTTGAGAATTAAAATTAGGTTCTAATATATTGTTACTGGATTGATTATAAGATGTTCCGGTTAATGTATTATAAGAAACTTCACTATCTCCAATTTGAAAATATGAAATGTTAAAATTACCTTCAGATAGTTTTTTTCTACCTGTGTCGGTTAATCTTGTGTTAATTAATGCTGATGTGTTTTTAACTATATATGCCATACTGTATAAATATTCTGTGTTTTATTATTAGTTAATTTTTATTGAACAACAATCACATCCACTAATAACCGGATTACTAATTGAAAAACTATCTGTACTATAACCAACCACACATTCTCCCGATGTTGTTTTATCAACTCTTGATGATGTACTGATTGTTATTGTATCGTTATTAGTTATTGTTAATGAACCCCAAACGTCATCAATGTTTGATTGATAAATATATTCTTTTTGACAACCTGCATTTGTATTGATGGATTCATTTTTACTGTTTGACGTGTTTGTTAATATTACTTGACTATTATTTTTATATAAAATTGTTGATGTAGTTAATATTGATGTTCCACTATTTGGTGATGAATAAAAACTATTGTTATGTATTATATCAAATACCACTGTTGCTCCATCAGGTAGTGGTGGGCTTACTATTATAGTTGTCTCATAAGAATTTACAATTGACACATTATTAATAACCGGTGTGGTATTTGTTGTATTTAAAGAAATCTCATAAGTAATGGATTGTTCCGGATTATTTAAAGTAACTGAGTTTGAATAAACATCACCCAATGAATCAACTACTGATATACTATAAATTCCACTACAAAGTTCTGTGAAAATTGGTGATGAAGAATAAGTCACACCATTATCAATTGAATAATTAAATGGGGGGTTATCTAAAGTAACATTAAATATGATACTACCATCACATAAACACGTTGGTTGATTCACACTAACAGGGGATAGTTGTTTTCTTACTATACCACAATTACCTTCATTTACATCAATTGATGATAAAACTAAACTACCTGGTCCGGCACTAGTACCTTGCCAAAAACTTGGAAATGTTACCGATGGTGTTAATTCTGATGTTGAAAACATTGAGTTTCCATATATTGTTGTAGATAATAACCACTGATTTCCAACCCAATTAATTGTTGAGTTTGGGTTAAGTTCATTTTCGTCTATCCAAGTTGGTTTATTATTAGAATCTAATCCGTTATAAATAAAATGGGTGTTACTTACATTTGTTCCCCCTTTTTTAATTGTTGATACTGATAAACAAAAATCAGAATATGTTGATATTGTTGGTGGTATTAATGATAAGGAACTACCACAATATGTATTATAAACAATAATGGATGTAGTATTATCCGGTACCTCAACTGTTATTCCAGCAAGTAATATGTCTCGGTCAATATTTTGTGCAAATGTTAGTTCAGGGTAACGTAATGGGATTACCGCCGGAGGGTTTTGGTTAAGATAAATTGTGTAAGGACCTGGAGATGTTGTCCCGGCTGATAGTGTTATTGTATAATATTTATTCATAATTATCCGATTATATATGTTGATGATGAATATGTGACGTTTCCACCTGAATATCTGTATGCTAAAATTGCGTTATTAAAGTTGGTGTTAGCACTATAACCAACAATAGGTGCTGACCATATTTCAAAATCGGTAAGTGTTGGTGTTATAATATAGTAGTAGTATAAATATTTGGTGTTGTAAAAATTATTGGAGTATGAGTTTGTTACTCCTGATAAATTATAGTCACAAACGGTACCGGATAATGAAGGTATTAATGTGTTACTTACTCCGGAATACGGAATTGTGTTTGTAGTCCATTGGTTTGTATACCATAACCCACCAATTGTTTGTGCCGAAAGAGTTGTTCTATTAATTTGTAATGAAGTACCATAGAAAAATGGGTTAGTATAATATACACCAAAATTGTTTGTATTAGCTGTGTATATAAATTCTTTAGTGTAATTACCCCATTGATTTGTTGTGTTTCCCGTTGAAAAATTGTTAATATTGTAAATTATATTATTAGAAAAACCTGAACAATCAACATCACAAGTTGTTAATGCTGAAAAATTATTAGATATTGTTTCTGCGGTTAATCTAAAATAATAACTGCCACTACTTGTTAACCCAGTTGATACTGTTGAGGATGGGTGAATATATAAAGGGTCATATGATGAATTTTCATAACAATTATTTGATGTTATAAATGAAGGGATTTTACATTGAAAATATCTGTAATAAGATGCGTTAGTAGTTGAAGAACTACCTGAATAATTAGTTTTTGCAAATACCCAACTATTATAATATGATGATATAACTGTTGAAGACCCTGTAATGTTAAAAATACCTTTAGAACCTACACCACTTACAAAAGTTTTTTCGTATTTTGTGTTATTTGTGTCTGTTGCGCAATCAGATACCCCCCCTATACCAAAGTAATCATAGGTGCATTTATTTTGATTTACAAGATAATCAGTACTTATAAAATCGACAGGGTTGGTATTAGGAGTATTAAGACTTATACTATTGTTGCTTAAATAATTGTTAGGTGATTGGTAGAAACTACCCACACTTTCAACATAATACTTTTGTAAATCGCTAGTCACATAATTAGAACATCCTGAAATTGAAAATCTAACTCTTGAGGAACAACTACCGGTTATACCTGTAATTGTTGAACCGATTATTTTATACGGATTGGTAAATAAACAACTCGTACAATCGTAATTAGTTAAACAAGTTGAATATAATTCCCATATTGTTTCATTAGTTGCTGGGGTAATAGTGATTAAAATATTGTCATTATTATTCACAGTTAAACCTGTTAAACAAGTTAATTTAGTAAAGTAATAAGGTGTTGATGCTGATTTAGGAAAAGTAGTTACACTAAAATTATTTGTAATATTATTAACGCCAACCACAACATCTTCTAATCCAAGTATATTGGTACCATATGAACTACCACTAAATTTAATTGTAATTCTGTCGGGATTTTGTGACCCTTTAAATTTCCAAGCAAAAAATTTAGTTGACGCGGAAACTTTATAAGTTAAATTAACTGGTGTTGGTGTGTTTCCATTAAGAAATTGATAAGAAATATAATGATTATAAGCCGAATATGGTAAAACTGTAGAAGGATTAGTTTGATTGCTACACGATAATGGGAGTATAGTTGTTGAAGGTAAACAATTTCCGCTAAATAATACGTTATTAGTTCCACCTGTATTTGAGAAAGTTATTCCGCTTAATTTAATCTTTGATATTATCGGTGTATAAACACCTTCAGGTTGAGGTATTGAGTTAATACCTGTAAAAGGATGAGGTATCATACCCGTAGTAAGAAAACTACCGGCACCTGATGTAAATGATAATGTCGTTGTATTGTTAGGTCCGTACCAATTTATTACATAATCATTAATATTTAAACAAGTACCTGTTAAAACACCACAAGATAATCTTGTTATTGTTGATGCTGAATAATTTGATAATCCTAAGTTACAGTTACTACATATGTCGTTGTTTTGAATTGTTGTCTCAAAACAAAAACCTGAAACGGTGTCTTTAAATCCTAAACTTGTCGTTCCTGTTGGGACTACAATAATAAAAGGACAACTCGTTAATTGTGTAAGTGTTGCAGAAGAAAACGGTGTTGACGTATAGTCACTATCCAAATAGATACTAAACGGACCTACTG